TGTTCTTGATTTTGGAAAATTACCTAGTCGTCCAGAAGGTGGAGCTACTGCTGCATCCGTAAACGTAACTGATAAGCCAGATGTTGCCATCAATCTTATTGATCGTCTTAAGTCAGGTATGGGACTTCCCGGAGAAGAGCAAGGACATTTAGATTTAGCTCTAAAGTTACACGAAGCTGACAGAGAAGTAGCAGCTCGCACTGGTAAGGTTGTAAACGATGTACAACCTAACGATCCAAAAGCTACACACTTAACTGTATTTGGTGGTCATCACCATCGTCTTGCTAAGGTAATGAATACCTTTAAAATCTCTGATCCAGAAATCTATAAGAATGCTGCTTCTGCAACTGGTCAGCGCCTATCAACACTTGTACATGGTTTGCATAAAATTGCTCAAGAGCATGAGGATTCAAAGCGTACAATTACACACACCCCTAAAGAAGGGGCTATGTGGGAGCATCCAGAAACAAAAGAAATAATTCCTATAGCAGCTAACCACCCTGATATGCCGTCAGCATTTACTCGTACCAAGGGCAAAGTAGCTAGAGTTAGTAGAGATGCTAATGGAGCAGTAGTTACTACCCGTTCTCATGAAGGTTGGGACAGTGTAAAAGTACGTGGAGGAACTACCGTATATCGTAAGTATGGTGCTCCAAAAGGAATTGATCTTGTAGATCACATGCGTGCAGAGATGTTAAGCGAGCACGGCATGTCTGTTACCTCTCGTAAAGCGTCTGCTAATAAGACTACAGATATTCTAGAACAAATGAACTCTAGTATTCCTAGAGATAAGAAGCAGATTGGTGTTCAAAAGGCTGCTCAGGGAACAACCCCTACAGTTACCTCACGTCCAAAAGCTCAAAGAACTAAGTCTCCTGGTGCAGCAAAGATCTATCGTCTTTCTCCAACTAACGTAGAAACAACTAAACCTTTGTTAGTTGATAAGGTTAAGCCTGGTAAAGCGGTAGGTAATAAGCCTAATCCTCCTAAAGCTCGTACAGGAAAAGTTCTGCTTGGTACTGCACCTCTAGATCAACCTCTAGGTCCAAAAGCTAAACCAGCAATTAATACTGCGCCTCCTAAGAGAAATGCATCTTCTCAGTTAATGCTTCCGGGAACAGGGGAACCTGTGTATCAAACTACTGAGGTAAAACCGGCAGTTTACGGAACAAAGTCTGGTCCACTAAGTAAAGAAGAAAAGAAAAGAGTTCTTTACGGTACACGTGGTGAAGCATACTTAGGTTATGAACCTCAAGAACTTACCGAAGATCAAAAAGAAAAAGCTTTTAAAGAAGTGCTCTCTAAAGGAAAGGGCGTAACAACCGCTGCCGTAGAAGAGGCCGCAAAAGCAAGGCTAGAGCCTCGTCGCACAAGTTTTGCAGAGTATGAGAAAAAGTCTGTTAAAAAAGCGGTTAAAGAAGCTAGGACAGTAGTTATTAGTCCAGCTGAAACAAAAACTGAACTTGTACCTACAGATCGTGATTGGAAACCACAGCCTGTAAAGAGTCAGCAATTTGCGATTGATACTACTGATATGACTGGTGCACAGGAAGTAAAAGCACTCAGTGGTATGCGTGCTCTAGCAAGTCAACAACCTAGCGCAAGTCGTGAAGTGGTTGTACGTCCTGGTGGAAAGAAGCAGGCAAAGAAGGATATGAGAGCAGCAAAGGCTGCACCTAAGCCAACTGAACCAGAACAACTAAGCTTATTCCCAGATCACGAAGTAGTGCCTGGAAGAAGCAACCAGTTCTACATGGCCGGAAGTGTTCAACCTATCTCTGAACAGTCTAAGGTACTTCAAGGATCTGCTAAGGCAAAGTTTGGAAGACAACCAAATAATAAGGACTTTGAAGCTGAAAATGAAGGAACTATTCTAGATAAATTACAAATTCCTAAAAAGAAGGATTAGTAGTGGCTAGGGTAGCTAATTTTCCTTTAGAACCTGAGAAGTTTGATAAGTATAAGTCCTTACGTACGCATGCACGTGAAGCTGCTGAGTACTTAACAGGACTTCCTTATAAGCAACCAGAAAACCCAAAGTTTAAGGGTTACACCAAACCTGGTCGTGGATCTAGCGGGGAGCATCAAAACTAATGGGTCGTAAAAAAGAACTTCATTATGGTTCTAGGGATGGACGTGGGGGAGTTACCCGAATGTCTGTATCTGACCGTACCTCTAAGGCTGCTAGGCCTTGGAATGAACCTAAAGTTGTAGAAGCATCGCAAAGCTACGGAATCCCTTTTGCTAGCTACAAACAGGTTCACACCTATGAAAATCGTTTAGAAGATCTTGGATCAGTAGAGTCGCATGAACGATTTACTTGTAAACCTTGCGGTAAACTAACAGAATCTTGTGCATGTAAAGGAGCAGAGAATGGCTAAAACAGCAGCTTGGCAACGTAAAGAAGGTAAGAACCCTGAAGGCGGATTAAATGCCAAGGGTCGTGCATCATATAAGCGTGAGACAGGTGGAACACTAAAACCGCCAGTATCTGCATCTCAAGCAAAAAAGTCAAAGAAGTCAGCGGCACGTCGTAAGTCTTTCTGTGCACGTATGGGTGGTATGCCTGGTCCTATGGAGAAAAATGGTAAACCAACTCGTAAAGCTCTAGCTTTACGTAAATGGGATTGCTAATGTGCCCGCATGTCTATAAAGAAATGGATACCGACATTTGTACTTTGTGCGGTAAACCAACTCATAGAATAGACTGGTCTATAACTCATAAGTTACATAAGGAATGGATTGCTTCCGGTAAAGCAACCGCACAAGGATGGTGGTCTATCTAATGTCTGAGGTTAAAAAGTTTGGTCCTTACAAGGGCTCTGCCCAGAATGGAGGTCGTCCTATCTACGTCTACAAGAAAAAAGTAGGCGGTAAATGGGTTACAACATCTAAAAATAAAGCTAGAGCCGACTATGAAAAGGACCACGGCAAGCTTTCACGTGATACAGATGTCGACCACAAAAACAATAACCATAGCGATGATCGTAAGAGTAACCTTCGACCATTGAAGCATGGTAAGAACACAGCTAAAGAAAATAAACGAAGAGCTGGAAAGAAGAGTAAATGAAAAAGGCCGGGGTTACCCGGCCTTCTTCTTTGTTGGAAAATCATCCAACCAGTTTGTGATACTCGGCTCTTCTGGAGAACCATCGTAAGCATCAGGACCTAGTCCCCAAGATCCCCAATTCGTTCCACGAGCCGTCATATAGAAGGCCGCTTTGGCATTGGTGACTGGATCAAATAAGTCACTATTTTTTTCGATATTGAATTTTTCCCTACGTACATCTCCCAAACCGCCGATCATATTGATTTGGAATAGGCCGTAAGAATCGTCCCCAGTAGCTGGAGTATTGTTTCGGGATGTTGGTCGTCCCCTCGATTCCCTCATAGCTACTGCCCAAGCTGTTTTTAGGGATTTACCCTCAAAACCAACTAAAGACAATAGATCGATAAGTTCCGTATCAGTGAGCTCTTTGGCTCCGCGGTACTTATCTAGGGGGTCTTTAACCTGCACGGTAACGGTAGTACCATCACTAACAACGTTTTCAGCTGCTAACGCTTTTGGAACTCCCACCAGCAGTAGTCCGTATAGGACCAGCATTGCTACATGCGATTTTTCATAACTTTGCACTCGGTCTCCTAGGCTAGAAGGCCAGATCTAACTTCGTATAGCTGTCACCTATACTGAGCAACTTGGCCTCTTTCTGCCAAGTTCGATCTGCAACCCTTTTGTTACGGAGGTGCGAATGCCCAGATTGCTCTGGGCATGGATAAACCCTAGCAGTAACTACAGGGTGTCAGCAACCTACAACTGCGTGTAGAATAATATTTCTTTATATGAGAGGAATATCACATGTCACAGTGGTCAGCGCCCTGGAATGCACCAAAACCGCAAGTAGAGGCCCCAATTGAGCCTGTACAAGAAGATGTCCCAACACAAACATCAGAGCCTGTTGTAGAAGCTCCTGTAGCCGAAGACGTAGTTGTAGTAGAAGAAGTGGTTGAAACAACACCAGCACCTAAGAAAACTACAAAGAAAACTGAATCAACACCGGCTGAATAATGAGAATTGAGCGCATCGTTACGAGGCAAGGGCACCCCGTACCGGAGACAGCGCATCCGCCTAAGGGGCCATTTCCCCCAGAACTATTTGAACCATCCCCCATCGTTACAGATTATTTACCACAACCTGATGGGGGAGTAAACGTCCCTGTAGGCGGAACAGCACAAAATAATTTTACGCAAATGCGTTGGTTTAGATGTAAAGTATGCGAATCGGTATTAAGAGAACCAGAAGTAAATGATCATAACTGCGAGGACTAACAGTGGCAAATCCAAAAGACTTTGGACCGTTTTACTGGCATACATTGGTTTACCCAGTAAAACCTAAAGAACTTTGGGAACGGGCAGAAACACAAGAAATAGCTGAACCTTTTAGAGGCGGATCAGGTTTGTCCATTAGACTACCCTTTACTAGACTAGCGTTAGTTATAGGTAAGTGGACAGCACAGTTCGAAGAAAGTCAGGCATTGACAAATGCCATAAGAGGACGAGTGTTGCCTGAAGAAGAAGCTGACTGGGAATACATACGATACGGGGTAAAAGATGGGGAAGATGTTCAAGAAAAACAATCCTGAACGGGAACGCACTAAAATTGAAAAGCGGGTGGACTCTCTGCCCTCTTCTGAATTACTTCCTTGGACGGAGAATGCCCTGTACACAATAGGCAGAAACCTAGCTTCTTGGCAAAAAACTCAAGATCCATACACTCTTGAAGAAGCTCGTATTGGGGCAGAAGCATTACACGTAATCTTAGAAACATTAACGAAACGGTATGCTAATGAGCGATCTTGAGTATGACGACCAATTTGAGGAAGTAGATCCTGAAGAATTCATTTTAGAAGAGGAAGAAGAGCTTCCTGAAGAAGAACCGGATGAGTTAGATGAACTATCTAAAGAATTTGTAAAAGCTTTAGTAGAAAAAATAATGCAGTTTCAAGAAATGCTGGTTGGCTACAAGCTGCACTCATACCAAGCCCCGCTTGCTAGAAGAATCATAGAGTCGGTAATAATCAACGATGGTGAAGAAGTAACCGCACTAGCTTCTCGTCAGTCAGGTAAATCAGAGACTATTGCTAATACTGTAGCGACACTCATGGTAATTCTCCCACGCCTTGCAAAGATGTACCCAGATCTCCTAGGTAAGTTTGGAGACGGTATTTGGGTAGGTATGTTTGCACCAATCCAGTCACAGGTAGAAACTCTTTACGGAAGAACAGTTTCACGTCTTACTAGTGAACGAGCCCTAGAAGTTTTGGGTGATCCTGAGATTGATGATATGGCTACTAAGAGTCCTGGAGTTATTAG